AACGTCAGCGATAGTAGTATGTTGCGTCATTTGTTTATTCATCATCCTTAATAGTTCTACTATTATTAAGAATACCAAACCATACAAAAAGCGTCACTAGCTAATTCACTAGGACGCTTAAATTGACTTAGACAAATAATGAAATGGCGTAGACGGCTCCCAACCCAGCGAGTGCTAAGACGGAAGTTAAAGTTGTCCACGAAAGTAAAGTTTCCTTTAATGAAAGGCCAAAGTATTCTTTGATCATCCAGAAACCGGCATCATTAACGTGTCCACAAAAGACAGAACCAGCACCGATGGAAAGAACCATCAATGTTGCCATAATTGAGTTACCGCCAAATTGGTGAGCCATTGGAACCACAAGGCCGGCAGCGGTCATCGCAGCAACTGTTGAGGATCCAAGTGACATCCGTAATAAAGCAGTAATTAACCAAGCAGCTAGAATTGGTGAAATGCTAGTTTGAGCAAATAGTCCAGAAATATATTTTGAAATTCCACCATCAACAAGGACTTGCTTGAAGGCACCACCACCACCGATGATCAAAAGCATTACAGAAATTTGCTTGATTGAGTCGGCAAGGGCGGTTGAAATTTCTTCCATTTTCTTGTTTCGCCATAATCCCATTGTAAAGATTGCGAAGATTAATGAAAGAAGCATTGCAAGGTCAGGAGCACCAATAAATTGAATGAATTCATTAACTGGATTGTTCTTAGGGAAAATAAATGAACAAATAGTAGCGACAGCAATTAAGATAACTGGCATCATTGCAGTTAAAACGGAGATACCGAATTTAGGCGTTTCTTCAAGCTTGAATTCTTTATATTCACCAAGAACTGAAATATCAATATTTTTACGGTAAACACGCGGATAAACTTTTTGTAATACCCAGTTATAAACTGGACCAGCAATAATGATTGTTGGGATTGCGGCTAAAATACCAAGCAGCAATACGTGTCCAAGGTTAGCCCCAAGAATATCTGTAATAGCGGTTGGAGCGGGGTGTGGTGGTAAGAAAGCGTGAGTAACGTTTAAGGTAGCCGCCATTGGAATACCGAGGTACATCAATGGCATATCAAGTTCGCGGGCAATGATAAAGATAATTGGTAACACAACCACAAGCCCAACTTCAAAGAATAATGCTAACCCAATGATAAAGGAGGCAAGGATAACAGCAACTTGGATCCAACGCCGACCAAACTTATTAATCAATGTTGTTGCAATTCGATATCCACCACCGGCATCAGAAACTAATTTACCAAGCATTGACCCGAAACCAAAGATAATAGCTAAGTGTCCTAATTGGCCCCCGATCCCGGTTTCAATTGGAAATACCTAATATACGAAAAAAGGCGTAAAGCGCCTAAAAAATTAAATATTCCAGTGGATCTTAATTTTATTGTCGTTCCATACGTCTATCTTTTTAATTAACTTTTTTACGATAAATTTCTGTTTATCATAGTCAAGACTATCAATGTCTTTTATTTGAGCTAATATTTCGTTAAAAGCAACAATTTTATCGTCATTATCCGGCCCTTCAAGCGGTGCGAGTTGTTTTTTTAGCGTTTCTTCTTGAAGCTTTAAATTAGCACTTTTCTTGCTGATATTATCAATATTGACATCATCAGAAATAACGTAGAGGTCAATCAATCTTTGCTGCTGTTTTCTGACTTTCGCTAATTCTTTTTGAATTGCTTCCACATCAATATCAGGTTTCTTCTTAACCGGTTTCTGTATCGATTGAGGATTTAATGCTAAATTCTTAATTTCATTTATCACAGCAGGCTCTAAGTCTTTAGCATATACGAGCTTGAAAGGACAATTAGGATCCATTATTTTATACGTCCTTGTCTTTTGCTTTGATTTGTATGTGCTAGGACAGTTATAACGAAGTTTGCGTTTACCGTTATATACGTAAGAGTTAACGAAGAGAGTAGCACCACAATAGCCACAACGTAGCAATCCTGACAACATGTATTTTGATTGGAAGGGTCTAAGTTTCATATTGAACCGCTTATATGTGGCCGTTTGGCGTTCTTTTAATTCATTCTGTGTCTTGTTGAACGTTTCCTCGTCAATAATTGGAGAAAATTTACCATCATATGTTTTTCCATCATATCTTATTTTGCCAAGGTAGGTTGGATTGCTAAGAATATACCTTATTCTGGTATCAGACCAGTTCTTTTTATTTCCGATATGTCCTTCTAAGTTAAGTGTTTCTTTTATCTTATTAATTGACGTGCCGCTAAGATACATCTTGTAAATTCGTTTCACTATTTCAGCCCTTAACGGATCTACTTTATAATTATCACCATCAATTTCATAACCAAATGCAGGATTATTGAATTCCATGATCTTACCAGACTTAGCACGACCAACCCTTCCCATTGACATGCGCTCTTTGATTTGCTCACGTTCTAATTGAGCAAACACACTTAGTATTCCGATCATTGCCTTACCAAATGCGGTTGAAGTATCGAAATTCTCTGATAAGCTAATGAAATGGATATTATTCTTTTGGAAGACATCTTCGATAAGGTAAAGAGTGTCCTTTTGACTTCGACTCAATCTGTCGAGTTTATAGACTAGGACAGCATCATACAGTCCTGTATCTGCGTCTTTGATAAGTTGCTGCATGGAAGGGCGATTAATGTTTGATCCAGAGCGACCAGGATCTATGTACTCTTTAACAATCGTCCAATCCTTGATTTCACAATACTTTTTAAGCTTATCTTTTTGTTCATTAATTAAGTAACCTTCTTCTGCTTGTTCTAGTGTCGATACCTGACACGGACATAAAGTGCTACTTTCATGTCCCTAATCACGTCCTTTCGTACATATGTTCTTTATAGTGTCTTTTTAAACCGGTCGAATTCGACCGGTTATTGTATGTTATTGAGGTTTAAAATCTGCTAAGCCATCCCAATCTAATGTCTCTTTAGTTAATTCTGTCGAATCAAAAATGTACTTTTCATCATTTGGATAATTTGAAAGATAAGATTTAATTCTTAGACCAAGCCAAATTTGCAGTTCTTCAAAGCAATCTTCGTTTTCAAATAATTTCATAATGCCAAGCAACGTCCCTAAGCTACTCCTTAATTTACCATCTAAAAATTTACGGTGTGAACAATTAAGATTATTAGGATTATAAAGCCATTTTGAATACACGGTTAATTGATGCAGAGCGGATCTATAATTGTAGATTCTTCCACCATGTGCTGCCAAATTTCTGTAACTCAAAATAAGCATTAATGCATCGCTAAAAGTATTTCGTATTTTGAATTGCTCATCTAAACCATCTATCAGATTAATATTTAATCCAGTCATACGTGAGATAATCTCATCCTTAAATCTTTTGTTTTTTAGGAGTGTAAACCAATATATTGCTTGCCCTAAACTTAGGCCTTTAATTAGTATCCAAGGGGGAACATTACCATGTGAATCTCTGTAATGTTTATATGGATTTAAACTTGAATTATGTATTTTGTTCATCGTATGAAGTAATCTATCACGGTCTGATGTGCCTCGATGTATTTCACCTGGTATGTAAAAGTCTTGGGAAATATACGTTGAATATTCAGCGGATATATTTTCAGCTATTACATATGCAATACTTTGCTTAAACGTTTGTTCAAATACTTCAGTGGAACTCATTACCGCAATTCTTATTTGGCCATCTAATCTGTATAATGAAAAAATATGTTCAAAATTTTCATTGTCTTTGTACCCTTCATCATCATTATTAGGATTCTTCAGAAAAGGTTTTTTATAGCCATTAACAATTTCATAATATCCATATTCTTTAAGAAGTTGTCTTGCAGCTGGTAGATTAATAAAATTGAGTCTTCTTTCTTTTAGGAGACTTATTTGCTCATCAACCGTTTTGAATGGTTTTTCGATAGTCATTTTCTATCCTCCAAAATAAAAAAGGCAAGTACAATTAGTACTTGCCTTAGTCGGTCTAAAGCTGACCAATTAATTGATTAACTATATTATCATATATCAAAGCAAGTATGTCAATATATAAGCGTAAATAAGCATATAGAATTAAATGTAATTTCACACATAATCAAATATTAGCTTCTATTACCATCACGTCCTTTCTCCGGAGAGGGCTTTTTTAGTTATGTGAGATACTCCCATCATCTCCAACTGTAGCTGTGTAGCCATCACCGGAGAAAGCCCAACCGTTTGATGTCCTTGTAGCTTGTAAATCTCCATTAGCTCCACCGAGCATTGCACGAGCTTGGTCCTCAGTAGTGGGGCCACCGTTATGTGCTGCTTGGTCACGAACTGATTGTTGATCTTGCCAAGCTTCCGGTTGAGATGAGATGTCCGACTGTTGTGTAGTAGAAGGTGAGGCCGTTGCTTGTTGCTGGCTAGAATGGGCGGATTGGCTAACAGCAGAAATGGAGTTAAATGAAGAGCTTTGCTTCTTTTTATTTGCTTTCTTGTGGGCCTTGTGGTGTTTAATGGCCTTAGTTGATGAACTGTTGCTTGATGCTTTATGTTGTTGTGATGCCAGGTTATTACAACCGGCTAAGGAAAGACCGGCTAATAGTGTGGCACATATTAAACCTATCTTTTTCATAAAATCCCCCCCAAAAAATTATTTCTTGAATTGCTTTCCACAGTCCATACATACAAAATCAGTTTGATTTGTATTTTTACCTAGAAAGCCAGCGACAGCACCAATCCCACCGGTTAACACAGCGCCGCCGATAGCTTTCCCGGCAGAGAAGTTCTTATGATGTTGTCCTAATGGTTGAACGTTGCTACTACCGCAATAAGGGCAGAATAATCTTCCGGTATTTTCCCGATTAATAGCTTCTAGTATTGCATTGCTTGTCATCTGATTAATTTCTCTTTTAAGGTCAGCAGGAACAAAGTGCTTACGAGCTTTATCAGCATCGAAAAGTTTATTAACGTCTTGATAACAGATAAATTTATGGTCTTGGGTAAATCCTTTATCATCAAGCAATCCGATCTTATTTTTGCATACAAAGCATTTCATTAATCTATTTCTCCCCCAATAGCTTTTAACGTCGATCACGCTTGGACGTAGGTTAATTTTTATAATGTTCTCGGATCTTTTCACTTACGACACTCGCAAGGTAGTGAGGCACATGAAAAGATTGCATAAAATTAGCACTGTTAACACATTGAATTTCAGTTCCTTGGCAATAGAAGGGAACCAATAATTCGACTGCTCCAACGTTCGCTTTATATTCAATCGATTCCTTGCCAGTAAAGCTTGCATGATAAAAGACCACATCTCCAACGTCACCATGAATAACGTGGGCAAGCTCATGTGCTAATTGAAAAATTAGTTCTTCGGGTCTATGCCAATCAAGATTCATTACTACACGTCTGTATTCATAACTGCTACCTGGTGGGGTAGTAGGAGAAAAATGTTTCCACTTAACATCAATATGATATTCTTTAGCTTTTTCTAATAAATAGTCACAAGCTTCGTCTACTTGTTCATAAATCATTTATCATCACCACGCAATAAACGTTTCATATATTCTAAATCCTCAGGCGGAATTTCCCTCCCTTCGAACGTAAAGACAGTATCTTTTGACGCAAGATCAGCTGCATTTTTGCTATCTGAGTTGCCAGTTAAATAGTCTAAAGATACATTGAGATATTTAGCTACTTTCTCAAGATTCTCGGTTTTGGGAGATCTAACATTCCATTTAGAGATTTGACCGTTAGATATTCCAGCTTTGCGCTCTAATTCAGCGATGGTAATCCCACGTTTACTTGCTAATTGTTTTATTCTTTGAGCTAAATCCATTACCACAACAGCCTTTCATATTATTTTTAAATTAAATAGTCAAAAGACTATTTTTATAGTTGACAATTAGTCAAAAGACTATTATAGTATTACTTGTAAGCTGATTGATGGATACTTACAAAAGTTGACGATAGTCAAAAGACTAAAAGCATTCAAATTAAACAAACTTATTTGTAAGTTTATTTTTTTAAATTAAGAATAGTCTAAAAACTAATTATTGTCAACAAATATCGACAATTAACTAAAGGAGGCGATAAAAATGTCAGGTCTCACATATAGCGAACGAATGACAATTCAATTATCGCGAAATAAAAAAGCTGGACTTCAACCGTCAACACAGCAGGCTATTGCTAAAAAATTTGGGCTTTCAAAGATGTATGTTAGTTCTGTTATTGCTGAAAAACAGCATGGTGAAAAATCTAATGCATGGCGAAAGAAGTTTGCTATATATGCTGGAATGGAAAATTAACATTTAAGGAGGTAATCAAATGCAACCACAGTTATTTAACTTTCAAGGTAAGAACTTAAACGTAGTCGAAAAGAACGGCGAAGTTTATTTTGACGCTGAGCAGTCTGCCATTGGTATGGGAATTAGCCAAATTAAAAGTGACAAGTTATATGTCAGATGGGAACGGGTTCGTGACTATTTAAATTCCCCACAACTGGGGAAGGGCGATTACATCACCGAACCACAATTCTACGAGTTAGCTATTAAAGCTAATAATCAAATAGCTAGAAAGTTTCAACATTGGGTAACAAGCGAAGTACTTCCGGCAATCCGTAAGCACGGTGCATATATGACACCACAAACGATTGAAAAAGCGCTGCTTAATCCAGATACAATCATTAATCTTGCTACTCAGTTGAAAAAGGAACAAAAACAACGTAAGCAACTTCAAGCAGAGAACGAGCAGATGAAACCCAAGGCTTTATTTGCGGACGCGGTTTCTACAAGCAACTCAAGCATTCTAATTGGACAGCTTGCCAAAATCCTTCGCCAAAACGGAGTAAATATTGGGCAAAATAGACTGTTTGCTTGGATGAGAAAGAATGGCTACTTGGGAACAAGAGGAAGTAATCGTAATGTTCCTACTCAGCGCTCAATGGAATTGGGACTGTTTAAGACTAAAGAAACAGTAATTAATCATTCTGATGGGCATACAACTGTCAACATTACAACGAAAGTGACTGGCAAAGGCCAACAATATTTCATTAACAAGTTCTTAAATGCACCAGTAATTGAAGCTTAGGAGGTGATCAGATGGAGATAATCAACGTAGACAAGGACGGGAACGTTATTCCTGACCTTTCAAAGAAGACAATACCAAAAGATTTGAGCGATGTAATCGTTGAAATGATCTACGAAGCACGTTCTAAGGAGGTGAGTTGATGTTAGGACTAGCAATTCCGTGGCTCGTGATTATGGCTTGCTTCTTGATCGGAGCAATCGTCAACGTCATTGAAGGCGAGAAGCTGAATGTATTGAAGCCGAAGTATCGAAAGAAACATTAAGGAGGTAGGTACTTATGAGTACTAAGAAACTAAATAAGTTTGTCGATTTATCAAAGAAGTTAGTTAACTTCAAGGATTATTCAATCGAGGAACAAGAAGAGTTCGTTAGCAATGCGATCGCAATTTATCGCAATAACAACTTAGGGAGTTCAGCAATTACTACTCAAGTTGCTAGATTCTTCTTGTTTCTAGTTGATCCAAGAATGGAGGTTACAGCATGAAAGACGGAATGGAACGAATTAACCAGCTGCTTGATGAGTATGATTTCCCATTAAATGCCATACAAATGGTATGGGAACGCTTAGGTGATTGGTTTATCAGTGGTGGCAAGCCAACTGATGGCTATGTTTGGCAACAAGCACGCTATCTTGAAAATCTAATTAGCTACGGACTAGCTGAACGAAAGGCGGTGATCGAATGACGAAGATCATTAATTCTAAGCTCTTAGCAATGCTGATGGGTGCATGGATCACCTATTGTGCAGGCGTTGGTGACTACGGCGGAGCAGTATTCTTGCTGTTCTTCTACTCACTAATGTTATGGGATCTAAACACAAAAAAAGCCACCGGCGCTGGTAACACCGATGGCGATAAATAACTAAGAAAATTATAACACTAAGGAGATTATAACATATGAATGAATTTTATAAACAACGACTTAAAAGAATGCAAAAAGTTTTAGCGCGCAACCTCTATAACGTGAACCTGATTTTAAGCGATGGTGCGTATGATTACGACATAGCACGAGCAATGACTTATCTGCTTGATGATATGGATAATCAGAGTGATTTTAAGCAGGATGCAAAAGAAGTTGAAACCGAAGCATATCACTTAGCAGAAAGGAAGGCGTTGGCTCATGAATAACGAAGCATATCAAATCAAAAACGCTGTAAAGCAAATTACTGGGCATGAGTTAGATACGATTCTTGTGTTAGGGGCTAATAAGGAAACTGGACTCGCATTACAAATTGTTGAAGGTGAAGTAGCGCTCCTTGCAACGTTAATTGCTGATTTATACAAGAAACAACCGAAACTTAAGCAAATGGTGCAAGACGCTGAACAACTTAACAATGGTAAAGTACCAGACGATTTAGTTAAAGCACTTTTTGAAATGCTGGGAGGTAACGACAATGAATAATCAAGTAGCACAAAGACAGCAATTCACTGTTAAACAGTTCGTCAATATGGATGCAACTCAAAAGCGTTTTAAAGATGTGCTTGGTAAACGTGCGGCGCAATTTACCTCAAGCTTAGTAAGCCTTGTTAATTCTAATCAAGACTTGCAGAAAGTTGATGCAGCATCTGTTGTCAACTCAGCATTTGTTGCAGCTTCCTTAGATTTGCCAGTAAATTCAAGCTTGGGCTATATGTATATCGTTCCCTATGGAAGTATTGCACAGCCACAAATTGGATATAAGGGGTATCTCCAGCTAGCTCAACGCTCGGGGCAATACAAAATTATTACTGTATCAGAAATTTACCAAGACGAGCTTATCAGCTGGGATCCGTTAACTGAAAGCTTTAAGTACGAGTTACATCGTGACCAACCTCGTGACAAGGAAACGCCAGCTGGATACTATGGTCACTTTGAATTACTCAACGGCTTTCAGAAAACTGTTTACTGGACTCATCAGCAAATTGATGATCACCGTAAGCAATTCTCACAAGCTGGTGGAAAGGGTAAGGACAATCCTAAAGGCGTTTGGGCTAAGCACTATGACTCAATGGCTCTTAAGACCGTCATTAAAGACCTCTTGACCAAGTGGGGTCCAATGACAGTTGATACTCAAGCTGCTAGTTTGGCGGAAGCTGGAGACTATGAACAGGTTGTAAAAGAAGATCCACGTGACGTAACGCCAGCAGATGAACAAAAGCCTCGACAATCAGCTGCTGATATTTTAGCGGGCTATCACCCAGAAGAAGATAAACCAGTAAAGAAGTCCAGCAAAAAAAGTACTGCTAGGAAGGATGCAACACCAAAGAATGAAGTAGTGAAGGGCGGTGACGATGAAAATGGTCAAGAAGAACTCTTCTCAGATGGCACTATCACACCTTCCCCTGCTGACAAGTGATAACTATTATCAAGACGATACCTACATGGATGTAAGCTCATTTAAGCCGTTTTTACAATGTGAAGCTGCTGCCTATGCCGAATATCACGATCAATATAAACCAAGCAAGTCAAAAAGCGGATTAGATCCACTGATTTTTGGTAATTTCATCCATAGTTATTTTGAAAGTGATGAGTCACATAAAGCTTTCTTACAAAAGCCTAATGTAATTGACGAAATGCACGTTCATAAAAGCAATGGTGAGATAACAAAAAAATTAAAGCAAGCTTATAGCGATGACGGTCTAGCCAATCGAATGATTAAGACATTAGCAGATGAACCGCTATTTGATGACCTATATATGCCAGGCGATAAAGAAGTAATTGTAACAGGTGAAATTAACGGATTTGCATGGAAAGGTAAGATTGACAGTTTAAACCTTGAACGTGGATACTTCTGTGATCTTAAAACTGTTGATGATTTCCATAAACCACATTGGATAGAAAGCAAGCATTATCCAGTTAACTTTGCTGAAAAGCGAAGGTACTACATGCAGATTGCTTTATATCAAGAATTGATCTATCAGAACTATAACAAGTGGCTACAACCGTTTATCTTTGCTGTATCGAAGCAAGATGTACCGGATCACGATTTATATGATTTTGATACAGATGAAATACGAGAAATCTTAGATGAACAGATTGAAACAATCAAGGATAAACAGCAACGAGTATTCGATGTGATAAAGGGAAACGTAATTCCCAACAGGTGTGAGCAATGTGAGTATTGTCGAGCTACAAAAAAATTGACAGGATCAACTCACATCACAGATATTAAACTGCGCTAGGAGGTGAAGCTATGGATTACCTAAAGGAATGCAAAGCCTTTTATGAATCGCTTGAGTACAACCAATTGTCCTCAGGTCAAATTGCACTATGGCTTGTGTTATTCAACATATGCAATAAAAGTGGCTGGGAAAAGTGGTTTACGGTAGCAAATTCAAGGCTTGCATCAAGCGGATTAAGCGCTTCTGGAATAGCTAAAGCACGTAATCGGCTCAAACAATTAGGATATATCGACTTCAAACCCCAAGGAAGAAACAAAGCCACTGCATACCGCATTATATCAAGGCTTCACGCTACTGGTTTACAAGATAGCACGAAGCAAAGTAATAGCCAAAGTAGTAAGCAGAGTACAAAGCAAAGTAATAGCCAAAGTAGTAAGCAAGGTGTGGAGCAGAGTAATAAGCAGAGTACAGCTTTATATAAACAAAACAAAACTAAACAAAACAGTAGTGGTAGTAATACGCACACGTGCGAAGACGTATTTAACTTTTGGCAGCAAAAATTAAACTGGGGCTTCCCTAATGGAATTGTGATGGCTGATTTAACAGGATGGATTACTGAGTTTGGTCCTGATCTAGTTATCTTTGCTTTGACAATTGCAGGTAAAAAACAAGTTACAGCTGGCGCGGCTGATAGCTTTTTAAGTAGTGTTTTTAACTCTTGGCGTCAGCAACACATTTCAACGTTAGAGCAGGCACAGAAAGCCAATGAGAGCCATGAGAAGAATACTTATAATCAGCGTCAACAGCGTAATTATTACCGCAAACGTGCGCCAATTAACGAAGGCTTGCCAGAGTGGTTCAAAAAGCAACAAAAGCAAGAAGAACAGCCTAACAAACAACACTACGAAAGAATTGATGATAGTGGGGATCCGATGCCACATGACTAAAGAAGAAGTGAAAAAGAAATGGGCTTCTACTCGTAAGATGCTAGAAATAACTGATGATGAATACAACGGTGTAACGCAGGAAGATGCTAACTTGCGTTTTGTCAAAATGAAGTTACAAATAGCAGTCTATTACATGCAATTGCTAGATGAGCATGACAGCGAGTATCAAGTCCCGTGGAATAAAGAACAATTCAAATGGGCGCTTAGAAAGCCTGTCGGAGATAAAAAGAAACAACAAGCTAAAGAATGGTGCCACCAGTGCCGTTTAATGCGAGATAAAGCCTGTGCGACATGGAATTATGAGGAGGCAAAGACAGCATGAATGCAAATAGTTATATAACAACTGATGAGCTGATTTACACGATCAATCATAATCAAGAGATTGATCGTGGCGATGAAATGGGACCATTTGCCGTTAAACGGGGCAAGTATGTTTATGTTTATCGCACATGGCAAGACGCACGAGACGAAGAAGAACGTAAGCCGATGTGGCAGATGATGATTCCTGTTAATATCGAAAGCTTATCAGAATTATACGAACGAGAAGACTTAGATGCTGATGATTTAGAAAGTAAAGGCTTCTGGCCTCTAATTGAACTCATTAGCAAGTATGCACATACACCGATGAAATTCAGAGAGCAGATGGAGGTAGCGCAATGAGTGCAGAAGTAAAAGTATTATCAACAAGCACACGAACGAACTTAGAAGCGTTGAAGCATTACATGAAGAAGCTGGGCTTTAGGTACTGCGAAGAGAAAGGCAACTGGGTAGATTTTGGAACACGGCTCTTTGAGGATTTGGATGGCAAAGAAAAGATTGATGCTTGCAATCACATTTCAATTATGACAAATCACAAGGATCTATTTTGTGTGATTGATGGCCTTGAAGTTCTGGATAAACTGCCGGAAGCCAAGCAAGCCATTCTAGATTTCTACAAAGCAGAGGGGATTAGCGATGAAGATTAATGAATTTAAAACTGAATTAAACGGGCTTGCTTATACGACTACGGATAAAATAAGCGGAACCATCAATATTTATTCAAACGGACACTGGGAGAAAGGTAAACGTGACGAGTGGTTTCTTCAACTTGCTCCAGCTAGGGATACCGTGGTTCTTAACAAACGGTGGAGCAATCTTGATGATATGCCTCCGTTTAATTTACGAGACTTACTTAATTTGATTGCTAAATTGGAAGGTACTCCTGTTGAAGAACGCTTCCCAGAGAAAAAATATCGGATCAGATTTTCAGGACTTAATTCAGACAATGGTCATCAGTATTTGAGCACAGATACCATCGGAATTCATGGCAAGTTCTTCGCTTGTGCATTGCGTTTTGGCTTAAAGCAAGAATTTACTGAAAGCGAAATTGATGAAATGCTTAATGATCCACGATTTAAGTCCGTTCCTTGGTTTAGAGAATTAATTCGTAACGGCAAAGAAGAGGTCAAGGACGATGAATGATTATGGCAAAAGCATTGTCATCAAAGTAAATGATGAGAAAGTGTTATCAGCATTCTATGCGCTTGGCTTTGAACCTAAGGAAATTATGGAGATTCTATATCAAGCAATTATCAAGTTATGTGATACACAGGATGTTGACCCTGCGTTACAACTAATGCAGTTGATAGTGGCAGCAGAGGAAAGAAAGAGGCGGAAGACTGAATGAAGTTAAAAGAATTAGAAAAGCCATACAAGACTGAGACACATCTTGATCATTTCACAAAAGCTCAAGATTTAATTACATCAGCGATTCTTAGTGGATGGAAGATCGATTTTGAAGCTGAACCTAATGAAGATTATGAAGCGAGCGATGAGGAGGAATACCCACTTTTAATTAAGACTTATGTTTGGGCACCTGAACGTTGGGATGAGGACTACATCGATGAATTGCACTTTCTAAATTGGTTTTATCCTCAGGCAGCGGTTGAGTTAGCAACTCACTTAAAAAAAGTAATTAGAAATTACAATTGCCCTTACTGCTCGATGCTAAATGGCGTTGGCAAAACGTGGAAGTATGGTCAACTCAAAGATCAAGACGAATGCATTGCTTTTGACACCACAGAAAGAGGCTACTTTCTTACCGATTACAACGACTTTATCGACTGTACTCAGACTGGACGCATACAAATATTCAATTGTCCGTTCTGTGGGAGGAAGCTAGTTAATGAAAATTAGAGTGTGGATTCAGTCACCAAACAATGCGTCCTTTAATGAAGATGACATTATCGAAGTCCCTGATAATATTTCTGATGATGATTTAGAAGAGACTGCACGAGAAACAGCATTTGAGCACATTGATTGGGGATATGAAAGGGTGGATAGCGATGAAACTAACTGAAAAGCAAAAGAATTGCCCGTATTGTCACACTGATTCTAGTGGCGAGCCGCTAAAATACTTAAAAAATAACGAGGACTGCAGCATCTTTCTTACAGGCAATGAACTTCACATTCGAGCTCTTAAAGGCTATACAAAGCCTAGCATGCTCTTGGATGTTAATTATTGTCCTAAGTGTGGTCGTAATTTGAATGAGAAATCATCTATACGTGAAAGAAAATGTTTTGAATGCAATGGAACCGTAACGCACAATTCGGGAGATACATTACTTAGTTTCTTTTTTGACGATAGAGAGAAAAAGAATTTTATCTTTCAAAGACATTTTGACTATGACTATAGATTTAGATATAACTTATTGTTTGATTTTTGTATGTTTTGTGGACGATCACTGAATGAGGAGGAAGAATAATGACCAACGAAGAATTTATTGCAGTAGCAAAGGCGAAAATCTTTGAAAACTATAGGGATAGAATAATCAATAATTTTGCTGCGTTTCCCGACTCACCAAAAGTTTTTGTCGCTTGGTATACGAAAATATTACAAAATCACAAAGCATTATTAGGTGTTTCTGATCCATATGATCAACATTATTACGAAGTCACATACAACGGTGATAAGAAGCAGCTTTATTTAGATGTTTATGATAAGCAAGAGAACAAGTGCTTTGAGGTGGAAGATTGATGAAAAGTGCAAGTGAATTGTATGTCAGTTTGACTAAAGAACATACGGAATTAACTAAGAAGATAATCAAAATTGAAAAGTTTATGAAAACTGATGATTATGCAGGTCTTGAAGCCAAGGAACAACGATTACTAATTATTCAACAAAATATAATGTTTGCTTATGCTGATGTCCTGCTTCAACGCATTGATGAGGCTAAGGATCAAGAAAGTATGTGGCAAACATTCGATCCAGATTAGGAGGATTAAAACAAAATGATTAGATATGATGGTGAAGTTGTCTACTCTGAGTCAGGGAGTGGCATTAGAGCAAACAACCGGATACTTTTTAATGAAGCACAAGTATCAGCAATTAAAGCAATCACTAATGGTGAGTTCAAGCGCCAAAGTGATTTTGGCACAGTTTACGTTGTTAAAGATCAACTAGTAGATGATTACGGTGTTTTAGAGGTTATCAAAGTCTTTGAGCAATTAGATGATGCGCAGAAATATGTGATGGCTCATCCGCGAGCTGCATTGTTGCCAAGAAAGGTGATTAAGCATGGCGAAGTTCAAGAAGAAAAGTAAAAATCGCCTACGGAAAAAGCGTCAGCAACGAAAGGAACATAAGTTAAAACGTGAGGAAAAGAAATGATTAAAGACTTGATAAAGACACTTCCGCTTTTGTGCTTCACAGCAATCATCATTACTGAACTATTGTGTGGCTTTGATAGGCAAATGATTGGTCAAGCAGTTTTTGGGCTTTTTATCTTGTTACTGTTAAGAGTCTTTTGGTAATAGACATGAGACACGCAAGTAATAATGTTTTTGCCTTGTACAAAGGGGACAAATTTATTGATGTTGGTACGTATAAAGAAATAGCTACGAATCAACACGTGCATTTGAAATATATGTATTCAATTCGATCTAAGACACCAGAACGCTTAAAAAATCCTAGAAATGCGATGATGTTGATTGATTTATAAAGAGCGTTAAATTGCGTTAAAAAAGACGCTCTACTGTGAGAGCGCCTCTTAGATATTATTCAAACAAAATAATTATATCATAGGGGAGCGAAATATCGTGGGGTTAGTTCCAGATCTAAATGAAAAGGCAACTATAAAAAATGTGCGTAACTTCTTTATCAAAGAAGAACGATATCCGAAAATCTGTCGAAATGCTTGGATGGATGGAATTAAAGCGCAAGCTGGGGATGTTACTGGTATTCGGGGTTCAAGAAAAGGAAACGGCTCTGAAAAAATGATGATTTATTATGGTGAATGCGCCAGAGCAAAGCGAGCTGTTGAGAAAGCAATTAGCGCTTGTAGCCTTGGAAGTCAAGATATTCTTACTTGGCACTATGTCAAGCAGTTAACGGTCGCTGAAACAAAATTACACATCAATCACCACTTGGGCCATACATCCTATAGTGATGCTGATAAAATTGCTCGTTTAGAATTTGCTGAGGCATGTGATCGGATTTCAATGGAAATGAACTGTAATTTAGAGATTCTCCCCTTATTTCTTAAGTTTAATAACGATGATGATGAAAAAGCGGGAACAAAACAGGAACAAAACGGGAACAAATTAGGACTAAAATAGGAACGTTTCGGGAACAAAACAGGAACATTGGGGATGTATTATTGTATTGTCGAAAAATTAACGACAACCCCATGATACTAATTTAGTTCGGTACGTATACTCACAGATGTGTACCGCAACTTGGCTTGTTAAAAGTCGTGTGGAATCCGGTAACTAAGCCGACGCGATGGTGGCAGATGACCATAATCCACGTTGAGACTATCATTAACTAACTTCAAAATAATTTACGGTAACGATTAAATTTGGTTTGTACGTTTTGGAAGACCTCCTTTAGATCATTAAATTTACATGCTACTCTGATAGTCTCGTAGCAACCGTGCTGTAATCAGCAGAAGAGTATGTAATCTAACTCAGCGGCTAAAGGATTACCGTATGAATGGACAGCAATATCGTTACAGGAGTAGGCGGAAAACTACGACCGGGTGCGGTGATTGTGTGGTCCTGATTATGCGAATATGCAAATTAGATGCCAAGTATCCTGGAGTGGTCCAATATTTGTGGGGGCAGTTCCCGATATTCGCAATTGCGGTGCTTACGAGTCGCACTGCTTGCTGAGGTCCAAGATGGGCACACAACCGGCCTTGTGTGGCAAAAGTACAGTTCGAATCTGTCTCTTAGCTATTGTCCGAGATGACGTTAAACTACTTCAATATTGTTATTGGAATGGCCTTGTGCTGTTCCTTTTGTTTTTTTATTATACTTGTTACAATAAACTGATAAAACAATATTGAAGGTGACTATATTGGAAGTTGAAATTAAAAAGAAACAGAAGCATAAGAAAGTCAATTTTTATCATTTGTCCACAGGCCCAAGAGGTAAAATAGAAAATTTGATAAATAAATTTCAACAAACTTTTGATTTGTTTGAAACGGGAAATGCAAGTAAAGTTGAAACGGTTGAATTGGGTCAAGAGCAATATTACATTAGTGCAATTCAAAGAATAAATCCTGACAATGCGGATAATTATTATGTGTGGGCATTTGATGTTTGTCGCTTAGATACATCTCGTGAAGTAATAATTGGGGATCTAACTGTTGACGTTGAGAATCGTAATAAACCTTTAGATACAAAAGATAATGAAGGATTAGTTGTAGAAAACCAATATATTTATGATCCCTTTCGTAGTATCATTGCTTGTACAAGAGTAAGTGGAGGAGTAAGTACATTATTCCTAAAAAGGTTTTTGAATAAATTTGCAAGTGTGAGGGGACTAAGATTTGAGCTCATACCGGATGAGAAGGCCTTAAAAGACATTGATAATATAACTGAGATGTCTCATATTACCTATAGAATAGCAGCACCTAATAACTTTACAGAATTAACGGATGATAATAGGGACGAGATGGGCGACATAGAGTATGCTAAATACATGGGTGGAGATTCCTTTACTTTAACTTTAACGGCAACAAGCTTGAATTTAAAACGTGCAAAAAATAAGCTTAAATTTTTGTTTAAAAATAGTGAAGAACTTGACGTGAAAAAGCTTGAAATTGAACAAGATGGATTTGAACCAATAGATTTGATAGATCATAAAATGACGTACTCTGGTAACGTTGAATATGATCATATTATTACTAAAAGAAATATGTTTGATTTTCTCAGCCAAGCTTATTCTATTAAATTGCCTTCAATACGAAAAATGTATAAATTACCTTCGGAAAGTTAAGAGGTATATATTATGAAAAGCAGGTTAAAAAGAAATATAGGTTCAATTTCAATTGGACTTATTGCTTGTCTTTGTTCGTTCTTTTTAGGAGTTTCAGCAAAAAAAATTTCGAATTATACTGATGTTCTTTCAGGAACATTATCGTTAACTTCTGTTGCAACGGCATTTTTATTTGCGAGCTTTGCTTTAGTGCCTGCTTTAACAAATTCAAAATTTTTAAAGGCATTAGTTGAATTAAAGATGGATAAAAAGCTACTTGATCGATTGTTGTTAACTACTTTAGGATACTTTACTAATTCTATTTTTTCTATTTTATTATTGACTTTTAATGATACTGATACTTCATTATTAAATAGAATTTTATTATCCTTATGGTTAGGATTGGGTGTCTTTTCAATAAACGAAACCTATAAAATCTTGAGAATATTATTAAGAGCACTAAAATATTATTAGAAAGAATAAACTGACAGGTCAACACTTGCCAGCTTAATTTATATTTAATTTTCTATTGTTCTTTATATGTTAATAAGGTATAATGATAGATGTAGATGAGGTAAGGAGTCGCGACCTTATCAATATTCTACAGCGATCCGGCGACAGCCTTTCTATCCGGATGGAGGCGAGTTCAATGGATGAAAGAGTTTATCTGGAAACATGAGGATGCAGTTATCGTTAATGCTCTCGTAGCAATATCAGTTGCAAGTATCAACTTTGCAATTGCATATGCGATAAAAAAAAGCTAATCGCAAATAGCGGTTAGCCAGCAAACTCGTTTTTTCCGGATCGCAAAGGGACGAGAGGTAGCAGCTCTTGTCCTTTTGCATATACAGTATACCATATTAATGTTAGAAGGTCGATATTATGGTGAGTGAAGCACAACAAAGGGCCAAGAAAAAGTGGGACGATAAGAACAAGGATAAGAACCGGATATATCGTTACCGTTCATACGCTCGTAAGTTTATCCGTGATTTGGCTACTGACGACGACTTGAAAGAATTAGACGAACTAATACATAAAAGATTAAATGATTAAGGCGATAGCAAATGGCTACCGTCTTTTATTTTGCTTTCATACATAAGACTAGAAAGGGGATGCTACCAATGCCAAGGTATAGAAGATGTAGACAACCTAACTGTCATGCAATGGTTCAGTTCCCTAATCATTATTGCCCTAAGCACTTTGAACATGAAGCAGAGTACCTTGCCAATAGACAGCGATGGGCACGTAAACATAGTGAACACTATCAGCATAAAGAGAAACAATATAACCATCATTACAACACTGTTACTCGTAATCGTAATGATAATAGAAGTGAACAGTACAGGTTCTATCGAAGTAAGCAGTGGGTTGATTTAAGACAATCAGTATTAAACCATGACCATTACCTATGCCAGTATTGCAAGGCTATCGGTAAGCTTACACCAAATAGTAAAACAGTTGATCATATCATTCCTATTGCGTTTGATCATAAGCTGATGGCTAGTAGTAGCAACTTAGCTACCATCTGTAATAAATGCCACCGCTTAAAAACAAAATGGGAGCAAGAATATTATGGAACTGGTCAAGGAATGGAAATGAAAAATGTTCCAGAAATATCAGAAATTTCTAAAATCGTTCTATTGATGCACCAAAAATAAAACATCCCCCCGGGTACGGTCAGGTGAGGAGAGCAGCACACAGAACAATTTTCTTGTGATGCACAGTAATTTTCAACTTTTTACTTAGGGGGGTCAAAAGCAATTCATTATGATACAAAATCGTAGCAAAAGAGGTGAAAAATAATGGTAAAACATGCATTCTACCAGCAAAATAACGGTCATTTATCATATAGTCCACCTAAGTATTTAACACCAATTGCAAAGACATGTTGGCGAAAAGTAGTGCCCTTTTTAGAAGCAACTAATAGAGTTCAACGAATTGACTCAATGCTGGTTGAACAATATTGCGTTCAATACCAAGAATATCGAAATGCTTATGATACTTTGCAAAAAGAAGGAGCGCAGCAAAAAATATGTCGTTCCTTACAGGATGTTCAAACAGGAAAAGTAATTGGCAAGGATTTTGTTGGCTGGAAAAAGAATCCTGCAGTTGGTAGGTTAAAAGATGCTACTCAAATGCTTAATACAATTGGCATTCAGTTAGGCTTATCACCAAAATCAAGAGCAGAATTATTCAAAACTGTTCAAAGTAAAAAAGAAGAAGGATCAACTACTAAGAGTATTCAAGAATTTTTCAGTAACAATAAAAAGCAGTAGTCGCTGGATTACTGCTTTTTTGCTACAAATTATTTTGAATGATTTCTTCAACCTTACTTCCGACAGCTTGCCCAGTAGAATAATGAATGTCGTTTAACTTAGAATCTGGAAGCTTTACACAATCAATGTAGTGTTCTTTTTGATCAGTCGTCATTACTTGAACCTGTATTCCAGTAATAACCTTCCGCTGTTGTTTGCCGGCAGCAGCACCAACCATTGCACCGAAAAAGCCACCAACCATTGCGCCCAGCGTAGCATATCCTAATGAATGATTGGATGTTTGTACACCATCGCTTTCATCAACATAGCAATACATAATATCCTCGTATTTTATGACTTCGTATTGGTTGTGTTTTAGCAGTGTAGAGTGGTCGATTAAAAGGAGCTTATCTTCATCATCAAAATAGGCATTTCCTAAGTGTTCTGCATTCTTCTTGATTGCTTTAATATCGTAAGTCATTGTAATTCTTCTTTCCGTTTTGCTAATAATTTAGTAAATTCTTCGATATCATCTAAAGTTGCTTGATTACGAATGAATGAACGTGATCTAGAACGGTCGCTTAAATATTTTGCGCGTTGTTTGTGGTTATCTACCCATTTTTTATTGTACTGAGTTTGTTTAGTTGGCATTAATAACACCTCATTTGTTTCTATATTTATTATACTCTGCATAGTAGTAAAAAGGAAGTGAGAAAGTGAAAATTGACTTAACCCAAACTCATGATGTGCTTGGCGCATACCAAGCAACCGATTTTAATAATGTGAGAGAAAGATACCAGGATGCTGGTACTAAATATTGTTTTGATGTTTTGGATGGCAAATATATTACCGGATATCAAATTAAGTTAGCATGTTTTAGACACTTACGCGATCTGCAACGTCAGAATACCAAAGATTTTCCCTATCATTACGATATAAGTGAAGTTCAAAATATTTTGAACTTTGCTTCAGTTTGTCCGGAAATTAAAACTCGAAAACCAGTTAAATTAATGGGATGGCAGCAATTTGTTTTAGCAATGCTTGTTGGATGGCGTGATAGTAAAGGGGATAAGCGATTCACTCGAGCAATCTTATCTGTTGCACGGCATAACGGTAAAACATACCTAATGTCAATCGTAACCATTTATAGCTTTTTGATTGAGGCAATTAATGAAGCTGGTCAAGATTTCTTAGTTAGTTCTATTAACTATAAGCAAACTAGTAAACTGATGGGGTATATCAAACAGATGCTCCTATACCTTATGGAAGTTCCTCCATTTGGTCAATTAGTTCTAGAATTAGGAATTAATCCTAAGACACTTTCATCACAGTCAGACCAGATTGTAATGAGTAAAACCGGAAGTCGCTTATTAGCAGTAACTTACAAGTCGGGGCAATATGACTCTTTCCACTTCAAAACTGCAATTGGCGATGAATTTGCGGATCCGGAAGTGGGAGATAATAGTAAAATTTCGAAGATTACTTCCGGACAGCTTGATGTTACTAATAAGCAATTTATTCAGATTTCGACTGCCTATGATAATCCATCAGTACCATTTCATAATGATGAAAAACGAGTCCAAAATCTGATGGAAGCTGATTATTTGCGACAGGGGGATGCTTACCTTGTCTTGAACTGGTGTCAGGACGATGAAAATGAAGTATTTAAGCCAGAAACCTGGTCTAAATCTAACCCGTTGATGGACATGCCAGGAAAGCGTGATCGATTTGTTTTAGATCTACAAACTGAAAGAGACAACAATATGCTAACTGGTAATATGTTAGGCTTCCAAAATAAATCAATGAATATTTGGATGCAGCAGTCAGCAGATAGCTTCTTGAAACTTGATGATATTGAAAGAGCGATTATTCCGCGTTTCGATATTCGAGGACGTGAAGTATACATCGGGTTTGACTATTCGATGTTTAGTGATAATACAGCTATTGCATTTGTTTATCCCTATCAAGATGAAAAAGGCAAGCAAAAATGGCACGTTGAACAACATAGTTTTATCCCTTGGAATAAAGCAGGAT